AGATTTGTAGCTAGTAAATTACCTACGTGGTAGGGAAGCACGACACTTTCACCTGCTTTAATGCAAGGTTCTCCTGAAATACCAAAGATGGGGCGACCATCGTACATCGCACCTATTTCGGGAGTGAAGTCAAAGTCAGTCTTGTTGTTTAACGTAACGACTTTGTAATCATTAGGATTGTTATCCATAATTTCCTTTTTATCTTAATAACAGAAGCTTTGACATATCTTCTGGCAGTAACGTACTGCTCCCTCCCCCTAGTCTTCACACTATAGGGGGAGAAGCAACACACTACTAGATGTTTACCATCACAAGTGTTCCTTGATCTGCTCCAGCGTTAGCTACAAGAGCGTAACCAAGAGCCTGTTCGTCAAACGCACCCTTTGCAGTAGTACCCTTAAGAACTTGACCAACAGTGTCGTCACCAGTTACGAATGAAGCACCGATAACAAGTACTTCACCTGCTAGTACACGCCCAGCACCACGAGTGAGCAACCAACCGTAGTCAGCAGCAGCAAATGAAGCTTGTGCGATACCCTGCGCTGATTGAAGCTTGCTAGTGATAGCAGCTGGATCAACGTAGTTAAGAGTACGAAGTGTTAGGTCTGAGTCTGCAACCGCAAGAGCAGTTGTAAGTGCTGATTCTGGGTAGAGAGTCAAAGTAGTCGCATCGTTTGTACGAATCTTGAATACTTGACCTACACCAGTTCCATCGTCAACTACGCCGACAGCATCTTCAAATTGACCAACGGTCATTGTAGAAGCAGCACGAGTAAGGTAAACAATACGTCCTTGACCATCTACTGATGATGACCAAAGGTCTGCTGCTGTAACTCCGTCTGGAATGGCTACCAAAGAGTTAGCTACAGCTGCTTGAGCGCGTACAAAAGTCCACTCGCGTCCGTCTGGTGTACAAGCGCGTTCTCCGAGCTTGAATGTCCCACGGTTTGTTGAGGTCTGGTATACGCTTTGAAATGATACTGTGTTCATATTTTTTAGTTTTCAGCCTTTGATTCTTAGTCTCCGGCTATTTGAATTAGCAATTCTTATTAAGTTGCCCTTTTGGTAGGTAGGCTAACCTTAGTTACTAACCGTTAGCTGTAATAGCTGCAAAGGTATTGACATTTCCTGTCACGTACCAGTTTGTGCCATCGCTGTAGAACTCTACCAAGTCACCAATAAGTGCTTGGTTAGCTACTAGGATAACGTTATCGGCTGCTGATGCAGTAACACCGTTGATAGTTGCTTCTGCTCCACTACACGCTACAGTTCCATAGATTACGTCTGCTGGATCACCTGTAATGGTGTATCCGTTAGATGTTGGAGCTGTCTTTACGATGAAGCGAAGGTGTAAACCTGCTGCCGCCGCCGGAAGTGTTGTGACAAATCCTGCCAAAGCATCGAGGAAGAAAGTCTTACCTGATTCTGCCGCGGTGATTACATTAGTAGCAGTAACTACTTCTGTGTTTTCTACCATTCCACCAGTTAGTGTGACTGTACCTGCTACTGCAAGTGAACTGCCGAAAGTTACAGCGGTATTAGTATTAAGACCACTGAACTTTACGACTGGTAGGTGATTTTCAATTAATGTTGACATAATTTTTATTAGTACCCTCTCCCATCTAGTGGGGTCAAAGGCTTATGTTATTAAGACACTCCTGACATAGTTCCTGTAAGTCGTGGGTTTGTACCTACGAAGTTACCAGCGTAGATAAGGTAACCTACCTTAGTTAGCTGATCTACAGGAGCCATCATCTTTCGGAACTGGAAGCCACGAGTAGACTTTACGTTGCCTGGAACACCTGATGGTGTAGCATCTGAAGTCTGCTTGAAGTTAGCAGTTACGATTGTTTCATCTTGGTAGTTAAAGCCTACGAAACCGAAAGCCTTAGAGTTTGTAAGGAAGAACTTACCTGATGGTACTTGTTCATCCTTAGCGATTGGAGTACCACGGAAAGTTAGGTAAACGAAACCTTGTGATCCACCGTTACTTGGTCCAGCTGGTACACCTCCCCATGCGTTCATACGTGGGTAGCCACTTGTTGAGAAGTTAGCTCGTACAGATGGAGTAAGGAGTGATTCGTAAGTTGACCAGATAGCCTTTGTTGTGAAAGCTGCGTCTGGTGAGTCTACGCCAACAGTTGTTGCATCGTCAGCTGTAGCTAACTTAGCGAGTGTCAAAGCACCAGCTGAAGCTAGGTAGTAACCTTCAAATGCTGAGTAGGTAGATCGTGAAAGATTACCGTAAGTAGCAAAGAGTGTTGAGTCAGATGCACAGTTAGCGAGTGAATCCCAGTCATTTCCAGTACCGTTACCAGTGTAAAGGTTCTGAGCCATGAGGTTCATAAGTGACTGAGCTTGTGAGTCAAATTCAGTGTCAAGGAGGTTTACAATCTGTTCATCTCCCATGTTAGCTGTAGTTTCAGCGATTGCTACGACTACTGGCTTGTTTGCTGCTTTGAGGTTAAATTCAGCCTGTACACGCACGTTTTCACGAGATGTGTCAAGACGGTCTGCAATACCCATGTTACCACCGTTAGTAGTATCCTGGTACTTGATTGCAAACTTGTAAGAGGTTCCTGAGTTCCATTCTTTTGGCTTTGACAAGAAAGTCATAAGACCTGGAGTTCCAGTTGTTACTTGGTCGTATACTTTCGGGAGAATGAACTCACGAGTTGTAGTTGTGACCGCTGTGTTAAAAATCATATTGATTAAGTGGTTAATTTAGTAAGTCTAATTGAGACTCCGCAAGTAATCTAATGCTGTACTAAATTGAGATGGGTCGGGTTTATGTCCGATAGCACCAGGAGAGACAGATACAGGGTCATTTCGCTTGGCAATGTTTTGAGCAGTTGTCTGCTGAACATTCTTGGCGAGTTGAGACATATCTTTCATGTTCTCGTAGGCTATTTTCAAATCTCGGAAACCGTACTTATTAGCATGGAGAAAGAGTTTGTTTTCATCTACTTTTGGATCAATGGCTTTTACCTCATTGAGCTGTTCGATGACTGCGTTTTCGACTGCTTGTTGCTGTTCGATTCGCTGTTCTTCTGTTTGTCTAATTTCGTTAAGTGCGGCTTCTTTAGCGAGCTGGATGATCTCAGCATAAGTCTCGGGGACATATTCTGGGTCATCATAGACTCTGGGAGTTTCTTCCTTTGGTTGGGTTTTCAAGGCTGCTAGCTCCTGAGACTTTCTTGTGTACTCAGGGTAGAAGTTGTTTTTCCATTCCGATTGAAGTGTGTCAGCGTCTACCTTACGTCCGTCCGGTAACTCAAAGAGTTGGACTTCTGGTATAGCTTCTTCGACAACTTCTTCCTCTACGTTTTCTTCGACTACTTCCTCACTTGGTGCTTCTTCTTCTACGGATTCTTCACTGTAAGGAACGTCTATTGTTTCATCTTCCATAATGTTTACGACTGCCCCCTTCCTAACTTGGCCTGTTAAGGCTGAAAAGAAGTTGCTTGGTCAGGATTATGTTTATAATGCGTGTGTAGGATGCACGCCCCCCGTGGTCTTACATTCCAGTCTTTTCTCCGGTTGCTGGAACGTAGCCTTTGTCACCGTACTGCTTCATAGATGGTTTTTTCATAGGCATTTTCTCCATCTTTTTTAACGGTTTCTTTACACCGCCAGCGTTCATAACGTTGTTAAGAGCTGGAGTAAAAGCATTAGCTGCTTTCTTTGGAGCTGAAGATTCTCCTCCGATAATCATGTTTAATCTATCTGTGAATTTCATATTGTTTTAATTATAAAATTGGTAATGTTTCTTCCATTTCTGGTGGTGGTACTCCTCCAGCAGTAGCGGCGATTTGGTCTGGTGTTAGCTGGCCAGGTTGGAAAGGTACTGGCATTTCTGCTTGCTGAATGCCTACCGCTTCCATAGGGTTTTGCTGGTAGAGAACAGCGTTCTTTGATAGTTCTTTTGCGTTGTCATACTTAGCGATTTCTAGGTAGTCAACTGGTGAGATGTAACCTGCTGCTACATCGTTTTGTGCCTGTTCGAACTTAAACTCATCATCTACTGGTAGAGTCTTGCCAGCAATAATCTTTATTTCTGAGCCAGTCTCGAAGTCGTCCTGGATAATCTCAATTACTTCACGAGCGCCTTCCTTACCCATCCATTTAGCGTAGTGGTATTCAGTGTAGCGAGTCTTAGCAAGTTGCATACCCCATGAGAACATTTCGTGAGAGAGGAAATCTACTACTTGGACAAGTTCATTAAGACGTAGGAATGATTGCTGGATAAGGGCTAGACGACCAGCCTTAGTTTCTTGACCTTCACGTTCACCTCTAAAGGCAGAAGTAGCAGCCATAATGTTGTCAATTTCAGATCGTGAGTCGATCATGTCGTCAAAGACCATGCTAGGTAGTGCAGTACCAGTCTCACGTTGGACACCATTAACTACTCCCTTACCCCATATGACACCACGAGTCTCAAAGCGGATACGTTGAGCATCACTCTTACCCATTACTTCAGAGTCAACTTTGATAATACCGTTAGCGAGTTCACAGTTTTCATCTATGTCCATCTTTCGCTTGTCAATACCGCGCTGAAGTTCAGCCGATAGGGTAATCATGTCAGTACGTCCGATTGGAGTGTTTTCGTTATTGAATATAGTCGCAAACATGTAAGGCTTACGAGGCACATCAAAGTAGTTGAAGTAGTATGATTTGTACTTAACTTCAGTCTCTACACCAGCTTCATCTTCAGAAGAAATCTCATCTTCGCTTTCTTCATCTTCTTCAGCTGATTTAACTTCAGTGTAGACAGCAGCTTCAGCCATTTCAGCCTTACGTTGATCTTGCTCCAGTTTGATACCTTGTAACATTTCACGGCGAGCATCAATATCAGCGTCTTTTAGCTTATCTTCTTCTTCTTGAGTAATAAGGATTCCGTCCCAGTCCCAGTAAGGGTTCTTGATACAACCTAGAACGATTGTTTCGTATTTAAAGATTACATAGTCTTGAATCCAGGCTTCTTGATAGGTAAGTGAAGGGTTTTTAACATACAAGTCAGAGTCACTTGTTAAACCAAACTTCTTCATTAGTTCTGCTTTCTTTTCAGGAAAACGCTCAATAATAGAGCAAAGGTTATCTTCGATGGTTTCAATAGCAAATTCACTATCCTGTTCTTTACGTGCATACTTACCAAAACGTACTCTACGAGGATCGATAGCTCTGAAGTCAAAGTCGTTGATAGCAGGGTTCCAAAAGGCTTTAATGACTACTAAACGCCCAAAATAGAGGTTTCTAAGCCCCATACGCATGATTTCTTTAGTGTTTAGGTCAGTGTATTTCTTTTGGAAGAACGATTCTATCTTACGAGCAAAGTCTTGTGCGTCTTCACCATCACGAGCAGGTAGCACGTTAATGCCTGGAGGATTAGCAATTAGTGAGTTAATCACCGCTTCCATGTTTACAAAGATACGGTTAGCTTGAGTAGTGTACTTCCTACGCTTTTCAGGGATAGATGAGAGCCATTCAGCTTTATTAGCGTACACAGCGGTGTTTTGCTTGTATACAGATTCAACAATATCCCACAGTTCAGACGATGAATCCCAGCGGTTCTTTACCAGTTGTAGCTTTTGTGTATCGTCCAGTGATTTTATGTCTATTTTCATTGCAATAAAAAACGGCGAACAATCCCTGGAGGGAACATTCGCCTTGTGTTAAAGGGTTGGCAGTCGTTTCAGTCGCATTTAGTATAACACATAGCTTACACTATTAGTCAAATCTTGCTGAGTATAAGATGTCTGCCCGATTTATTGCCTTAATATCACCTTTTTTATCGAAGTGAATAACAGCACTTCCGTTACGGATTTTGAATACTCCAGCGTCTACCAAGAGAGTAAATTCGTCATAATACTCTTGAAATAAAAGGAATTTCTTGGCTTCTTCGTCAGGAATGTAGATAGCTACTTTATCCATTGTTATCTAAGAATTGGCTTGTAACGTCATACACATTGTCTACTGATATGACAGATGGTTTATCCCCAGGGTCTTCGTTGAAAAAGACTCCAGCACCTTGAGAAAGGACTGCAAGGTAACTGTATAGGGTACTAAATACATAGTGGTCTTCCCCAGTGGTGGATTCCCACACGTAACGTTCTATCCCTTTATTGTTTGTTACCTTCATACGTCTTAGTGTCTCAAAGTGTTTAATAAACAGCTGAAACTCTTTATCTGGTGTTACACCAATGAGCCATTTAGCTTCTATCATGTCAGTCAGCATACGGTCAAGAATACGGTCACGGTGCGAGTACACTATTCCTTTCTTGTCGTTCTCTCCCCACCAGACAATAGTTTGAGGATTGTTATTATTCTCCATGAAGAAGGACATTTTCATCCACGGATAGGTATCAACGTAGTGTTTAGAAGCTGTATTATCAGGCATGGCATCAATCACACCGCTAGTAGGCTTCCAGTACTTGATAATGTCGTCTAATTCACTCCAGTTAGAGAATCTACCTACCTTTAGTAGTCCTTTTTGAGAACGGATTGTGTAGTGTTTTATGTTACCTACGTCAATACCGATAAATACTTCTGGTGTCTTTAGGTCTTTAGGTGTCCAAAGGTCAAGAATAGTGGTCTTAGACACGCTTAAATCACCAGGAGAGTAAGCTTTACCCAGTACAAAGTTATGGAAGTAGGCAGGATCGCCTTCGCTATCGTCAATTATTTCTTCTGCACTAATCCAGGGACACATTAAGTGAGAGATATGGTAGCCGCTAACC